GTCGGAGTTGTCCAGCAGGATCGACGCGGTGGCCGCCTGGTAGTTCCACAGCGGTCCCAGCAGCCGGGTGCTCGGCCTCGTGACGGTGAAGGAGATGACCTGCGGCGAGATGTTCGCCCAGGTGATCGCGGTGCCGAGGGTGCCGGTGTCCAGCTTCCCGTGGACGGCGTCGTTCAGGATCAGTGTGGTGCTGGTCTGCGTCGGGGTGTCGGGCTGGATGGCCGCCTCGACGATGATCTGCGGCAGCACCGGCAGCGGGCTGGTCACCTCGGCGTCACCCCGGCCGGGTAGATCCGGCCGCCGCTCTTGATGTGCGCGCCGAGCAGCGCGGCGACCTGGCGGCCGGCGTCCTTCGGGTTGACCGTCGGCGGCACGTTCACCGTGATGTTGTAGGTGCTGCCGGCCGCAGGCCCGACGGGCTCCGGTCGCCCGGTGCCGTTCCAGGCCAGCGACAGGCCCGGCGGCAGGTAGCCGCCCTGGTCGTAGCCGTGGCCGTGGCCGATCACGCTGGCCATCGCGGCGCCGTCATACCTGGTCGCCGCATAGCGGATGGCTGCGTAGATCTGCGCCATCGGGTTTTCCGATACCGTCCCGCCGCCGTAGTTGACCAGCGGCGGGGTGTTCCGGTACGGCCCGGCGAAGGCGGCGAACGTGGACGGGATGAGCTGGAGCAGCCCGACCGACGGATGGCCGGCCAGCCAGTTACTGTCGGTCCGGTTGACCGCGCCCAGGTTGCCGCCGGACTCAGTCTGGATCTGGGTGAGCCAGTTGCCGACCAGGGATAGCGGCAGGCCCAGCTGCCTCAGCACCGTGGTGATGTCCGCCGCGTAGTTCCCGCTGCCGGGACCGAGATACACGCCGCCCGTATTCACCGCGGTCGCCGCCTTTTGCACCGCGGCCTTCAGCTGCGCGATCAGCCTGACGGCGTAGCTGTTCTCGACTGACTTGCCGAAGCCGTACTCGCTGCCGCCCATCCAGTTCACCGCGCCGGCGTAGTTGGGCACGTAGCCGCCGGCCGCGAAACCGGGAATGCCGGGGATCATGGCGGCCGACTGGCCGTGGGAGTAGACGCGCGCCCCCGGGGGCAGCGAGACCAGCTCCGGGCCCTGCTCGCCGACAACCGCGAGCGCCGGCCCCGTGCCGCCGCGGGCCATGAACTTCAGGCCGCCCGTAACGGAGCCGCCGACCCCGGTGGTCTCGTTGAAGTAAATGCTGCCGCTGCCAGCCGCGTGCATGAGGACGTTGACGGTCTTCCCGTGCAGGCTGTCAATGGCCCGCTGCAGTGCAGAAACCGGACTCGTGTCGGAATGCGGCTTCAGGATCATCCTGTTGACGCTGGCTATCTGCGGCGGGGTCAGGCCGATCTTCTTCAGCAGGCTGTCGATATTGACGGCGTCACTGCCTGGCTTCACTATCAGCTTGTTGACCGCGAGTATGTCCGCCTGGGTGCCGCCCAGCTGGTAGATCAGCGCGTCCACCTTGCCGACATCCGACCCCGGCTTGAGTATGGCCTTGTTAATCAGGCCGATCGCATACTGGCTATAGCCCAGGCTCTTGAGCAGGGCATTCGCGGGTGCGAGATCTGCTGTCAGCTTCGCTGCCGTATTGGTCCCGGTCCCGGCGAGTACGGCACCGAGCGGAGCCGACTGCCCGGAACTGCCGAACTGGCCGGCAGCGCTGGAGCCCTTCACGCCTGAGCTGAACAGGTTGCTGAACTGCCTGTACGCCAGGAAGCCGCCGACCTGAGCGGCGACAGCCAGCCCGATCAGCGTGCCGATAGCAGGGGCTGCCCCCTTCATCGCCACCGCTTCGCCGCCCCCGACTGCCGCGCCGTCGGCTGCCGCCCCGCCAGCCATGGCAGCCCGGATCTCAGCACCGGCAGCTACCCCGCCGCTGACCATGGCAGCCCGGATCTCAGCGCCCGCGGCTGCCCCGCCGCCCAGCTCCGCCACTCCGCCAGTCAGCCACTTGGCTGCCGCGCCGACAATCTTCACCCCGACGGAGATGACGCCGAGCTTGTTCAGGATCAGCAGCGCCCCGGCCACCTCGAGCAGCGGCTTCGCCACCGCCGCCGGCAGCTTCGCGATGAGCCCGAAGAACCCGGAGATAATGTTCAGCTCCGTGATCGACGCGGGACCGAGGCCGGGCGCCAGCGCCTTCAGCGCCCCGCCGATGCTCGCCAGGAGGTGCCCGACGGCCGGGCCGTTCGCGTGGAACCAGTCCATGAATTTCGTGATGTCATCGGCGGTCTTCTTCGACGACGCCCACTTCAGCACCGCCGGGCCGAGCGCCGCTATCCCGCCGGTCATCGTCATGATCAGCGGGTTGAACTTCGGCAGCAGGATCATCAGCGCTTTCACGAAGTCGATCAGCGTGCTGCCGACCGCGCCGACTACTTTCGAGCCGGTGTTCGCGACGAAATCGCGGAACCCCTTGAACGCCGCGGAGTTGACCAGGTGATCGAACTGGGTGCCGAGATCCCTGATCACCGGGGACACCTTGGCGATGATCGGGGCCAGTTTGCCGGTCAGGTCAGTGACGGACTTCAGCCACGGCTGCAGCGCCCCCGCCACCACCGGCGTCTCCGCCGCCTTCAGGTTGTCCCACGCGTCCGCCATGCTCCCGAGCTGCTTGCTCAGGGCGATCTGCTGCGGGGACAGTTCCGCGTACGCCTTGCCGATCGCGATCTGCTCGGCCTTGTACGCGACCGCCTGCTTCGTGCCGGCGGCGATGGCGACGTTGTAGTTGTTCTGCGCGGTGTTCACGGCCTGCGATGCCTTGAGCGCATCGGCGAGGACCGGCTTGGCGACCGCCCCGAACGCCGCCAGCGCGCCTGCCCCGGCGACGGCCGCCCCGGCGATTCCCAGGGTCGCGCCCGCAGCCACCCCGGCCACGCTGGACAGCGGCCCGGCCGCCAGCAGCGCCGGGCCCAGCCACGCCGGGCCGCCGCCGCTCCTGGTCTTGTTCGCGATGTTGCTGAGCGAGTCGGCGAACGTCTTGTTCTTCGCCGCCGCCGTCACCGCGGCGTCGCCCGACTTCTTCTTCGCGTCGGCTTCCCGCTTCAGCGCGAACTCGGCCTCGAGCGCGCCGTCGGCCAGCCTGCGCTCAACCTCGTCCAGGATCTTGTCGGACGCCGCCAGCTTCAGCGTCGCGTCCGTGCTGCGCTTCGCCGTCTCCGCCTGGCGCTTGAGCGCGTCGTCGAGGAAAATCGACCGTGCGGTGGCGCCGTCCATCTTGGCGGACACATCGGAGACGGACCGGCCGAACTTCGAGAACGCGTCAGACGCACGGTCGTTGGCCGTGATGTCGAAGCGCAGGCTCTCGTTAGCGGCCACCGGTGATCTTCCTGTCCGTCTCGGCCATCGCCTCGGCCACGTGCTCGCGGATGTCCGGTGCCGCCTTCTCGCACGGGTCGCTGAACCAGCCCGGCTTCATGCCGCCCGTCTGCCTGTTCTCCCAGTCCCACTTGCGGCGCGGGCCGCGGGCGAACACCGGGTGGTTGATGAACCCGTCCTCGAGCAGGGCTACCTTCCGCCTGTGCATGCGGCCCTTCGCGACGATGGATATGCGCGGCGACGGGCCGGCGAGCAGCCGCTGCGTGCCGACGGACAGGTCAGCGCCCAGCACCGCGGCGTACCGGTCCGGCATGTACGGCTTGAGGCGCACCGGGTCGGCGATGTCGCGGGCCAGCGGCTTCACGGCCTCGCCGAGCTGCCTTATCAGTTCCCGGCGGAAACCCTGCCCCTCAGCGCCTGCTTCTTTCAGGCGTGCCGCCAGCGTGCGCAGCTGCTCGCGTCCCGGTCCCTCGATCGGCACGGCGCCTCCCTTTCACGCTTGCGGGACCGATGACCGCTGCGCGGCCCGGTACGCCCTGATGCCGGAGATCAGCTGCCCGAAATCCGACACCGTCAGGACGTAGGTGTCCGGGGGCTGGACGGAGCAGAGGTTCGCCAGGTCGAACAGGTGCCGGGCGCGGGTCGCCGCCAGGTCCCGGCCGAGGATCGCCGCTAGCTCTCCTGGGATGAGACCGCCGCCGCCGGTATCTGGCCGTTCGAGACGGCGGCGGTAGGGACCGGGCCGGCGGTCTCCGCCTCAGCGGCCGCTTCCGCCGTGAACGCCGCGTCGAGGGCCTCGCCCAGCGCGACCAGCTTGAAGTCGGTGTCCTCGATCGGCACGTCGCGGCCCTGGTGCAGGATCAGCCAGCCGAGGGCCTGCCGGGCGCGCAGGTCGCCGCCGTCCTGCAGCTTCTTCCCCCAGTCGGCGAACGAGCAGCCCATGAACTTCTCGATCTTCAGGGCCTGCTTCACCGTCACGTCGTCAAGGGTGAACGGGTAGTCCTGGCCGTCATAGTGGATGATCAAACGGGATCCTCTCGCGTTCCTGCGTTATTCTTCAGGCAAAGGGGGCACGCAAATGATCGTCGCCGCTATCGCCGTCCTGTCCGTCAGCTGCGGCATTGCCGGGGCTTTCATCGGCGCCCGGTCACGCCACGCGACGGACGGGGCGTTCATCGGCCTGCTCGCCGGGCCGGTGGGCATCCTGGCGCTCTGGTTCTGCCGCGATGACAACTGGTCCTGAGCCGCCGGCCGTGAGGCGGCGGACGTGGAAGCCGCTGATCCGGCAGCGGCTCTGGTTCAACTGGCACCCGCGCAGGTCCCTGCCCGGCGAATGGGCACGGCCGAGGCGGAAGCGCCCCGGCCGCTTAGATCGTCTGCTCTTTCGAGACGATCCTCACCTGGATGACCGGGTTCGTGCCCGACCCGTCGTCGTACGCCTGGAACCCGATCGACTGCGGGATCACGTCGGGACTCGTGATGTTGACCGACCCCGACTTGAAACGGACACTCGGCAGAATAAAACTCAGCCGGTAGGGGTTCGGTCCCGCGTTGACGCCGTTCGCGTCGTTGCCCGCCGAGTCGAACTTCGTGAAGTCGAGCTGCAGCGGCTGAGTTGTATTGGCCTTAAAAACGTCGTACAGCTCCGTGCGGCTGAAGAATTCCGTGGTGAGCGTCCCGGTGATCGTCGGGATCGCGTTCTCGATCGGCTCGCCCTTCAGGCCGCTGTTCCCGAGCCCGTACCGGTCCACCTTCATCGGCGTGCTGCCGGTGATCGTGATGCCGGTGACGCGGGAGCCGAGCGCCACCCCGGACGCGACGCTGGTCACCCCGGCCGTCGTGGTGGCCGTCCCGCCGAGGGTGAAGACGGAGGCGTTGGCGAACGAGAACAGCCCGTTCGGCGTCGGGTAGCTCGCCGCGGCCAGTCCCGTCGAGGTGAGCTCCGTCTGACCGTCGAACGTCAGCTTCAGCTGGGCGATCTGCGCGTCGGTGCAGGAGAACTCCCAGTCCGTGCACTTCACGCCGGTGTACGTGAAAGGCTGCACCGTCACCCCGGAGATCTGCGGCCGCCCCACCTGCACCGTCAGGAACTGCCCGGCCTTGCTGCCGTTCACGTGGACCTGCTGGTAGGCGGTGCCGAGGACCAGCGTCGGGCTGGTGAACGCCGAGCCGAGCGCGTACTTCCACCAGAAGCCCATGCTGTCCGCGACCGCGGTGGCGGCCTCGCCGGAGACGTGCTCCATCGTCAGGTCGCCGTTCACGTCGAACTGCGACACGACCGTGCGGGTGGCGCGGTTGAACGCCTGCCCGGCCTTCAGGCCCATCCCGTCGAGGAACGCCGGGTTGTAGACGAAGTTCTCCGACAGGAACTCGTAAAACCTCGTTACCGTGACCGGCGTGCCGTAGGTCGTCTCGGCCACGGTGCCGACCTGGCCGCTCAATCCGCTTGCATAGGTGGGCATCAGCCGGCCGCCTTCCCGCTCGTGTCATCCGCCGCCTTGGCGCTGGCCTTCGCCGCCGGCTTGTCCGCGACCGGCTCCCACCGGTTGGACGGCCACACGATCGGCAGCGGGTCCTCGCCGGTGCTGCCCGGCTGGAAGTCGGGCACCTCCACGACCTCGTCCGCCTCGACGGACCGGCCGAGCAGCGGCACGTCCAGCGCGCCGCCGCTGATGTTCTTCACTTTCGACATGCGGATAGCTCCCGTACCTTGATGGGATGACCGTCGCTGAACTGATCGCCGAACTGCAGAAGATGCCGCCCGACCTGCCGGTGACCCGGTACTGCGACGAGGTGGTCAAAGAGGTCGAGCTACGGGACTTCGGCCGCGACGAAGGCCCGGGCGGCGACTTGCCGGACCACTACACGCGGCACGTGGCGCTCTGGTGAGCTAGCCGCCGATCCTGGACGTGAATATGAGGTCGAACGCCACCCGCGCGATGGCGCCCGGGTTCGTGTTGTTCTGCAGCAGCGACGTCGCCGTGATGCCCGGGTTCGGGTACAGCACGTTGCCGCCGAACTGCGTCGTGTCGGACTGCATCAGCACCTCGACGGCCGCGACGATGCCCGTCGCCGAGATCCGCACCGTGTGCAGGTCGTCGGTCCCGGCCCACGCCTGCGCGCAGCAGTGGATCGTGGACGTCTCGTTGCGGCCCAGCCGGCCGATGGCGCCCCACGATTGAACCGAGTCGCCGGCCGCCTCCGCCGCCGGGTTGTCCGGGTCCGTGAGGCCCACGTACAGGGCCAGCGGCGGGTCGAGCTCCGTGGTCGCCGGCCCGTCGTAGATGGTGACCGTGCCCGGTGCGGGCGCCGCGCCGAGGGTGGCGGCGCCGGTGAACAGGGCCACCAGGTAGTCGATCAGCGCCGGGACGCGGCTGGTGACCGTCACGGGATTATCCTGGGATCGCTGCGGCGCCTGAACCGCGCCGCAGACCTGGCGGTAGCCCGGCCGGACCGCGGCGGCAGAGAACGGCGGCAGCCGAACGGGGTGATCGCGGCCAGGGCCATCACGCGAAGGCTTCCTGCATGAACGGGACGCCGTTCTGCGAGCCGTTGAGCAGCTCGGCGGCCTGGTTGGGGATCGCGAACCCGAATCCCGGCATCGTCACCGTCGCGATCTCCCCGGCCATCGACGGCCTAGCGCTCGGGCCGTGCTGCGTCTCCCACAGGTTCTGCAGGATGATCCGCGCCGCCGAGCCGAACGCGGCCGGGACGCTCGTGCCCCAGCCCGCGACGTAGGTGACCTGGACTTGAGGCAACCAGACAAAGAATGGGCCATAGAACGGCAGCCCGAGCTTGCGGCGGATCAGCCCCGCGTTCACGTCCAGGTCGAGGCCGGCGCTGATGTCGATCGCGCCGCCGGACGCTGACGTGACCGACGTGACCGAGACCAGCGGCCGCTGCCGGACCGGGATGACCGTCTGCGCGGACATCATCTCGGTGCGCTCGGTGACGCTGCGGTTGGTGACCGGGCCGCCCGTCATCCGCTCGAGGCAGGACTGGATCGTGGCGACGTAGCCGGCGATCTCGCTGTCGTACGCGGTGACGGTCTGCGGGATGTTGAGGGCGTCTTTCGCGTCCTGCAGCGGCAGCACGGCGGTCTCGAACGGGTCGAACACGTCGAAGTCGCCGAACGAGACGCCCGCCCCGGTGCCCGTCGCCGTCCACGTGTACTGGTAGTGCCCGTCGGCGGCCAGGTCGGTGACGGGGATGTCCTGATGGTAGGTACCGGTGGAATCATTGGCCGGGGTGGCATAGGTGCCGGTGACCAGCCATGTGCCGTCGGCCTGCGCGAGCTTCACCAGCAGTGTCAGGCCGCCTGCGTTGACCAGCGTCCCGGTGACGTCCCGTACCGTCGTGGACAGGCGGATGGGCTGGGCGAGCGGGTACCGGCTCAACTCGGCCCTCCTGTCGTCTGTGCCGTGGCCGTGAGGGTGCTTCCCGGCGCTGTGCTGCCCGTCAGCGCGCTGCTGGCTCCCGCGGCGGTAAGGACGCCGGCCGCTGCGCCGGAGGCTGTCAGCGCGCCCACGGTGAACGCTGTGGTGGTACCTGAGACCGCCGTGACCGACCCGGCGGCGGCGATCGCGGCGATGGCCTGCTGGACGGCCAGGGCGGACAGCGCGCCGGCGGCCGCTGCTGCCGCCGTGGCGGCCTGGACGGCTTTCGCGGCGGCCGCGCCCGCGCCCGCGATGGATGCGGTACCGGCGAGCTGCCCGGCGGCGGTGACTGTGGCCGCACCGGCCGCCGTCGCCGTGGCGATCTGCACCGCTGCGGCGGCGACCTGCCCGGCGGCGGGCGCGGCGGCCGTTGCCGCCTGGGCCGCGACGGCGGCGACGGCGCCCGCGCCGGCGACGGCTGCTGAGGCCGCACCGGACGACGAGCCGGCGGCGGTGACCGACCCGGCGCCTGCGGCCGTGGCCGTGGCGATCTGGGTGACGGCGTCAGTAACTGCCCCGGTCCCGGCGGCGGCCGCGATGACAGCCTGCGTGGCGGCTGCCGGGCCCGCTGTCCCGGCTCCCGCCGCAGCGCCCCCCGCTGCCTGGACGGCACCCGCGCTGGCCGCGGCGGTCCCGGCGGCTGACGCTATCGCCGCCTGGGTGACGGCGTCAGTGACTGACCCGGCACCCGCTGCCGCCCCGGTGGCCGCGCCGGACGACGAACCGGCGGCGGTGACGGACCCGGCGCCCGCCGCGGTCGCGACCGCGATCTGCGTGACGGCGTCAGTGACTGACCCGGCGGCGGCGGCGGCCGCGATGGCGGACTGGGCGGCTTTCGCGGTGACGGCGCCCGCGCCTGCCGCCGTGGCCGTGGCAGTCTGCGTCGCGACATCGGTGACCGAGCCGGCGCCGGCGGAACCGGCAGGCGCGATCTGGGTCGCTACGGCGGAGGCTGCCCCGGCGGCGGCGGCCGCGGCCGGGCTGATGACGACCGCGGTCGCAGTGACCGACCCTGCACCTGCCGCGGAAGCGACAGCAGCCTGCGTGACAACCGCGGTGGCCGAGCCGGCGCCGGCGGCCGAGGCGGTGGACGGGATGACCCCCGCCGCGATGACGATGATCTGGGCTGCTTCGTGCGCCGGGACGGTTCCCCAGGTGCCGCCGCATGACAGCGTGCTGCCCGGTGCGGGTTTAGCGAGGTGGTCGACCGCCGTGTGTATCCGGGTTGACGTCGCCACGTCGCTCGTGTCATTCGTGAACGCCGCGTCAGGAGCCCAGGTGACTGTCCCGGCTACGCTGATCAGCTCGACGTGGCAGCACAGCGCGTACTCGCCCGCCGCAGCGACGTTTCCCGCCGTGGTCACCGTCAGCGGGTTCGCGGTCGTCCCGGTCAGCCCGGCCGTCCCCCAGGTGTCCCCCGGCGAGGCCGTGTTAGCGCCGGTGAACTCGTACAGGGTGCAGCTCATCGCGGCGGTGCTGGACAGCGTCGAGCTGAACGACGGCGCCGCGTCCCCGCCTGCCGCCGTCAGGCTGAAGAACGCCACCTGGGTGTGGCCCTCAGCGGCCTGCACCCCGACAAGCGCCCAGGAGCCGCTGGCCGTGATCGCGGTGACGCTTGTCGCGGCTCCCGCGGAAACAGCGGCGATCAGCAGGTTCCCGGTGACGCGGTTCTGCCCGGTTCCCCATGTTCCGGTCACCGGGCTGGTGGTGGACAGCACGGGGACGGGCGTGCCCAGCGAGATAACGCGGCCGGGGCTGGAGGGATACTCCGCGGTGGTGGAATACGGCCACGCCTGGTACGGCTCGCCCAGCGGCATGCCCGGGGCCTTCGTTGACCACGGGGACCAGGCTGGCGGCCGAGGCGGCGGGTCCACGTTGATGGCGAAGTCCGGCAGGGCGGTAGCCGGGCCGATGTACCCGTTCACCGACACGCCGACGTCATCGGACCAGGACGGCCCCGCGTTCGCCCGGGGCAGGTTGATGCCGAACCGGACTTCCCCGATAGTGCCCTGGGTGTTCTGCGTCGCGGCGCTGGTGTACGTGTTATCGGGGGTGACCGCGTCCATCGCGGTGAAGAAAAGCTGCAGCTCCGCCTGGCCCGCGGAGCTGTCCCCGGTGATGAAGCCCTCGATGCGGAACCACGCGTTCAGCGGGATCGTCTCGGTGGTGACCGTCCCGGTGATCGAGACGCCGTTCCGGTCGACGAACGCCAGCGTGCCGTTCGAGTTGACGATGACGCCGCCGCACGCCACCCCGGCCGCCGAGGTATACGCGTGAAATGTCCGGTAGCCCGCGCTGGGCCACGCGGTGAAGTACAGGTACTGCCGGAACCACACCGTCGGCCAGCCGGAACCCAGCGACGTGTTCCACGAGCAGTACGACGTCCCGGACGTGGACCCGGTGGTCACGCTGGCCGACAGGGCGCCGTGCGCCGCGTGCGCGGCGTCGAACGTGAGCGTCCCGCCCGCGACGACGGAAACCGTGTCGAAGTAGTTGCCGCCGCTGCCGCCGGTGTTGCCGCCGCTCCCGGCTGTCAGCGCAGCGCCGTTAGTGCCTGCCTCGAACGGGTTGACAAGCGTGCTCACGCGCCCTCACTGTCTTCCGGGTCAGGGCTGCGGGTAATCCACCTCGAGGGCGTAGAACTGCTGCGTCCCGTTGGACGGCCCGGTGTAGACGAGGCAGTACGTCCCGGCTGGCTGCACCCCCGCGTCGGCCCCGGTGAACTCCTGGTTCATGGTCTTCGGATCCGGGGCCTGGTCGCCCCACCTGGTCCCGTTCAGGTAGTGCCCGTGGCAGTCGGTGATGCCGATGGTGCCGCTGGTGCCCTGGTGCCCGAAGAACGCGATAGCGGTCAGGTCCCCGGTCGTGCCCGTGGTGAACGGCAGCCCGTTCCCGCCCGTGTTCCCGCTGATGTTCCCCAGGTCGAAGGTCTGCTGGCCGGGCGGCGACAGCCGCGGGTCACCCGCCGCGTACGGGGCCGCAGTCGGGTCAGAGCACCCGTTGGCGAACGCCTCCGGCGGCGCGGGCTCCATCGGGGCCCCGCCGAAGTTCACGTCAGTGACCGGGCCGGGGCCGCCGCAGTCACCCGTGGTCATGATGTCGCCGCTGTTCGCGCTGTTCAGCTCGGCGTAGTCCTTCTGCACCTGGCCGCCCTGGCTGGCGGGCGGTGAGGTGTTGGCGATCCGGCACATGTACAGGTCCCCGGCAGTGGCGCCCGAGTAGAACACCCGGCCGCCGGTCCCGCTGAACGTGGCCTGCGCGAGGACGGTCTTGTCCGAGGTCTCCAGCTGGATCAGCCAGTTGCCGCCCGAGTACACCTCGCACCAGACGAACGGGCCGTCCGCGTACGCCTTCAGGTAGTAGTACCCGTCGTTAGTGTTTCCCGGTGCCAGGCCGGTGTTCGGGTCGCCGTGCGTCCACGAGTAGTCATGCGCTGAATAGGTGCTGTTGTCGTGGCCGCGGGAATAGTCCGCCAGGGCCGCCGGCGCCGTCGCGGCAGCCAGGAGTCCCGCGGCCAGGACCGGTGCAGCCAGGACCGCCGTGCGCCATCTGCGCATTTCTCTCCTAGCCGAGCAGTTCGCAGGTCAGTTCATCGGTCGTGATGCTCGTGAAGGCGGTGCCGGTCGTCACGGTGACGCCGACGGAGACCAGCTGGGCGATGTTGGTGACCATGCCGAACCCGGGGCTGGCCGTCTGGTTCACCGCGATGGCGGCCAGGGTCTGCGGGATCGGCACCGGCGTGGCGAACGCGGTCAGCGATGAGCCGACGGTCAGCCTGCCGCGGCCGACGATCTGCGCGTTGGTCAGCGACGTGCCCGGCGCGGACACGCTGCTGATCCGGCCCCAGTACTCGGCGATCCACGGGATGCCGGTGACCGCCGCGACCACGGTGGCCGGGGAGACGCCGAGCACCGCCGAGGTGGCGACCAGCGGGTTGGCGACCGTCGCCGTCGATGCGGCGGTCATGTAGAACCCCCACGTCAGGGAGGTCGTCGTGCCGGTGGCGGTGTACGACCCGTGCGCGAGCAGCCGCACGCGGGTTCCCTCATTCAGCTGCGGCGGGAACAGGATGACCTGCGCCGGGCTGATGTCGTACGGGGCCGCCGTGCCGAGCGTCGCCGCGGCAACCGTGTATGACGTGCGGTTCAGGATGGGTACCGGCGCCGACCATACGGTTCCGGGCATGTCAGTTCCTCACGTCAGCGAAATCTGGATGCCGGCCGCCGCACCCGAGCCGCCGGTCACCTGGAACGTGTTACCGGACGCCACGTTGACCGGCTGGCCGTTGAACGGCCCCCAGAACCCGCGCTGCGCCGCGTTGCCGGTCAGGTCGAAGCTGACCACCGCCGTGGGTGACCCGGACGAGACGAACGACTGGGTGGTCAGCGGCACCCCGACCGCCGTCCCGGCCGCCGACGCGGTCGACTGGCCCAGCGCCGTCCAGCCGCCCGCCGTGTAGCCGGACGTCTGCGTGCCGATGTCAGTGCCCGCCGCCGACGCCGTGCTCAGTGTCGAGTTCAGCCGCAGCTTCATCGCCGTCGTGCCGACCGGCGTGCCGATCGCCGTGCCCGGGATGCCCGCCGCGCCCGTCGGCGTCAGCCCGTTCAGCAGGATCGAAACGAGCGCCTGGTCAATCGCCGCCATCTGGGTTCTCCTCGCCTGCGCCCGCGGACGCTTCTGTCACGGTCTGGCCGCCGGACGCGGCCACGTTGCCGTCCGGGTCAAGTACCTGCCACCCGGCCGGCTCCGGCGTCTCAGGAGGCTGTTCGCTCATCAGCTGACCTGGCGCAGCAGCGGCACCTTGTCGCCGGGCACGCCGCACACCTGCCCGAAGACAAGCTCCACGGTGATGATCGTCTTGCCGCCCGCGTCGACCACGTGGCCGTCCGGGTCCAGCACCCGCCAGCCCTGGTCCGGCTCCCAGTCGGGGATCACGAGCTTCGCAGTGCCGAGCAGGTGCATTTACCCGGCCTTGCCCTCAGCGGCGCCCTTGCCCTCGCTGCCGGCGGCCGGCTTGCCCCCGGCGCTGCTGCGGCCGGGCGCGCCCTTGGCGTCCTCGTCCGCCTGCTTCTTCGCAGCCTTCTCCGCCTCGAGCGCGGCATCGACGTTCTTCTGCGCCGCCGCGGCGGCCACCGCGTCCTGCTTCGCGAGCTTCGCCTGCTCCTCCTCCGCCGCCTCCCGCGCCTCAGTCGCCCGCTGCGCGGCGGCGGCCGACTGCGCGGCCTTCGCCTCGGCCTCCTCCTGCGCCACCTCGGCAACGGCGTCCTTGCGTACCTCGTCCATGTCAGCCATAGCCCGGCCTGCCTTTCAGATCAGCATCGTTGTTTTAAGGTGTCCTGCGTGCACGCCCGTATGCACGTGCACCGGCACGTTCGCCGCCGCGCAGCGCAGGCAGAACGTCATGTCCTCGCCGACCAGCGCCGAGCCGATCACCGACTCCCGGAACCACGGCGCTGCCCGGTCACCCGACGCCTTCGCCACCGCCCTGAGCGCATCCCGGTGCATCATCAGGAACGCCGCCCCCGTCGCCGCCACCGGCACGCACGCGTCCTCCGGCCACATCTTGTACCGGGCGAAGCCCAGCTGGCCGCCGCCGGGCTCCTGCACCAGCTCGTACATCGTCGGCTGCTTCTCCCCGGTGACCTCATCCTGCGAATAGCACAGGGCCCCCAGGACGGGGCGCTTCACCGGGTCCGCCGCCGCCGCCAGCCGGTCCACGTCGCCGGGGGTGAACACCATGTCCGTGTCGGTCATGAGCAGCCACGGCGCGCGGCACTCGTCCAGGAACCGGCGGACAATCAGGTTCCGGGCCTCGGAGATGTTCGGGCCGGACGGGGCGCGGAGGAACACGTCGACAGCGACGCCGCCCGTCTTGCGGGACACCGCCAGCAGCGACTCCATGAACTCGCCCTCGACCAGGCGCCCTCGCACGTAGCCGATGACGACGTGCCCGGTCACGTCACCCGCCCCGCTGTCAGGTGGCCGTCCGGGTGATGCTTCCGGCACACCATGTGGCCGCCGTCCGTGCTGTGACGGCCGAGCCGCCAGCAGCGGTGCACCTCGCAGTTGTGACGGCGCAGCATGCCGGCCAGCACCCCGACGATCGCCAGCTCGCCCAGGTCCGAACCGACGCCGGACCAGAACAGGTAGGGAGTTGCCGAGCCGTTGTCGAGGCCGAGGATGTGCGCGAGCAGGTGCACTCAGGACGTGCCGTACTTGGTCAGGCCCTCCTGGGTAGTGCCCGGGTAGTCGCCGCCGCCCGGCCCCATGTTGCCGCCCTCCGGCGGCACGCCCGAGACGCCCGTGCCCTCACCGCCGCTGTACATCGGCAGGCCGTCCTGAGTCGTGCCCGGGTACTGGCCGGTGTGACCCTGGATGGGGTTCTCCATGTTCGCGCCGGGGCTGATATCCGAGCTCTCGTAGTCGGGGAACCCGGACATCACGCTCATCTCGGGGGCGCCCTGCGGCGACGTCAGCAGCGCCTCCGCCTCCTGCTGGCGGGGACTGCGCGGGTACACGATCCCCGCGCCGGACAGCGCGCCCGCCGCGGACACCGCCCCGGTGATCCCCGCGATGTCCTGCGGGGCGCTGATGTCGTACGCTGCCGGGCCGCGGCCGGACGGGGTCACTCCCGCATACCCCTCCGGGTCCGACGGGCCGCCCGCGGGCGTCACCGCGTCAGGGGCGGCAGCAGGGTCCAGGGACTGGAAGAACGGGCTGCTCACTGGGCTTCTCCTTGGTATCCGGGCGCACCCTGCGCGCCGCCGTAGTCACGGTCCGGGTCGTAGAAGCCAGCCGTCGGCAGCGTGTTGCCGACCCCCGCGCCCGGGTCCAGCGGAGCCGGCGGGAACTGCATCAGGTCGCCGTAGACGGAACCCTGGGGCAGGATGTCCGACTGGAACTCCTGCCAGCGGCCCGTCGCGTTCGCCACCGCGCCGGCCACCGTCCCGGCCACGTCGTCCCGGCCGCCCGCGTCCGGGTCGCCCGCCGCGTTGACAGGGGACAGCGGCCCTGGGTAGTAGGGGGCATCCGCCGTGCCGGCGGCGGTGTCATGCGCAGCCGGGGACTCGGTGGTGTTCAGGCCCGTCACGCCCGCCATCACCGCGCCCGCCGCGTCCGCCAGCGGCCCCAGGTCCGCCGCGTACTCCGGCGGTTCCGGGGACTGGTCAGCGCCGCCGTACGGGGCCGGAGCGGGCCCTGCGTTCGGCGCCGCGGGCATCTGCAGGCCAGGATCGCCGGGGGAACCGTGAATGCCAGCCATCACTGCCTCGCCTGAAGGTAGAGCTTCGTCTTCGTCGCGTCGGCGACCGACTGCACGATCCGGAACCGCAGGTACGGGCCGAGCACGTTGAACGGGGCGACCGCGCCGGCCGCGATTGTCGCCGGCGTGAAGTCGGCATCGGCCGTGGCCCCGTCGGTGCCGTACTCGACGGTGACAACGGTCGTGCCGCCCGCCACGGCCAGCCAGCCGAGGCATTGCGTGAACCCGGTGGTGTCAATCCACGGGCCGACGACGGGCGAGGACGCGACCGTTACCGGCGTCAGGTACTCAGCGACTCGCTGGCCGTTCAGCGTGGGCGCCATCAGCCCGCCTTCCCCGCCGGCTTCGCGTCCTTCACCGGCGCGGCTTTCGGATCAGCCTTCGCGGGCGTGCTTTTGGCAGGCGCCTTCTCGTCCTCGCCCAGGTCCAGCGGCCGGAACAGCGTCCCCGTCCCCGCCTGGTCGCGCTTCACCAGCTCATGACCGTCCGGGAACACCTCGCCTTTCGCCACGAACCGCTCCGTGCCGTCACCCAGCACCGCGATGAACGTGTCCTGCGCCTGCTGCATCAGCCCTCCTACGAAGTCTCGCCGCCAGTGGGATACACGGCCAGGTGCGCGTTCAGCCGCCCCGACGTGTGCGGGCCGCCCGCCGTGCCCGGCGCGACCGTCGTGAACAGCGACGGGGCCGCTATCACGATCGCGGACAGGCTGTCGCGCAGCGACCCCGCCTCGATGTGGATCGACGTGCCCGACGCCAGCTGCATGACGAATGAGTCGATCGCGTATCTCGCAGCGATGGTGACCACTCCCTTTCATGCCTGGAGGGCCGCCCCTGCGGAACGACCCTCCAGGATGTGAAACCTGCAGGTCACAGGCCGTTGAGCACCCGGAACCCGTTGACGACGGCGACCGTGGAACCTGTGCGCCAGAACATGAACCATCCGGCTTGTCCACTTGGTAGTTGCCCACCGCTAGCCTTTACCAGGGGTTCATAAATAAGGCTAACCCCGACGCGATCGACTATGATGAACTGCCCGAAGTCGCCGAACACGGCCAGGTGGTTGCCGGACGTGAGCGCGGACGCCATCGTGGTCGACTCGTAGATCGGGGCGCCGAGCAGCGTCTCCGGCTGTCCCTTGCCGAGGTTCGTCCAGAACGACGCACCGCCGGCGGTGTCGAGCTGCCGGAACTTATTGATGATCGCGACGTTCGCGACCCACGCGCAGCCGGGGGCGTTGCGGAACCGCGGCGGCAGCGCGCCCTGCGTGTTGTACACGTCGCCGATCGCCACGACCAGGGTGGTCGCGGTGGACAGGACGGTGGTCGCGCCGGTGATGACGCCCTGCGGGACGCCGCCGGTGCCGGCGCCGGTCGCGAACGCGGCCTCTTCGAGGCGGTCCTTCGCGTCGGCGAGCAGCCGGGGGAGCTGCTGCCCGAAGTCGGTGTCCTCCAGCACTTCGTAGGAACCGAAGATCCACGCGGCGGCCTTGACGGGGGTGACGACGACGTTCCCGACGGTGGGTGTCGCGTCGACGGCGATCGTGCCTTCAGTGAGCCACCCGGCGTTCACCCCGGCGGACGTGACGCCGTTCCACGTGTTGGACGTGGTCTGCTTCACGTTCGCGATCCGCCGCCACGGGTTCGCCGAGCCGGTGTTGGTGAGGATGATCGTCGGGTCTAGTACGAACGGCAGCAGGTACCCGCCGTTGGCCAGGGTGAGGGACAGCGCGGCGCGCTGGGCCATGCCCTGCGGGTCCTCCATGTAAGCGCGGAACGCCTCCTGGTACTCCGGGGCGCCGGTGAGCAGGATGTGCTCGGCGACGCCGCGGCCGAAGGTGCCCGGGTTTTCCTGCACAAGCCGGGTGGTGTTCTCCGCGAAGTCGTGGGACAGGTTGCCGCGCTTCGCCTCCACCTCGACCGCGTCGAACGCCCGCTCGCGCAGCTCCGACGTCCGCACCATGTGCGAGCGGACCGCGTCGAGCTCGCCGTACGGGTCGCGCTTGCCGCGGATCACCAGGTCGGGGTTCCCGCCGTGGTAGCGGCCGTCGTCGCCGTCGGGGCGCTCGAGGTTGCCCTCATCGGAGGCGGCGCGGGTGATCGCCCGTACCTTCTCCATGCGCTCGATGATCGGCTTGCACTCGGCGTCCAGTTGCTGCCACCGCTCGACGAGGGTGTCGCGGAGGTCGCCGTCGTTTTCCTCGGTGGTCTCCTCGGAGTCTTCCATCCGCTGGAGCTCGGCCTTGATGCGGGCCATCTCCTCGGACTTTTCCTTCAGCGTCGGCATTTGCCGCGCCTCCTTTTCGGCTGGCTACCAGACCAGCCCGACCGCCTTCCGCTTCTCCTCAGAGGTCATGCGGTAGAGGGCGTGCTGGTGATACCGGGCCGAGTGCTCACCATCGGGGGTCAGCGGCTCACCGGCGGCGGCTTCCTCATCGGGGGAAGTGCCAGTGTCTTGCTCTTGCTCCGGCTCCCAGGTGCCGGGAGCAGTCATGCGGACGCCGAGGATCTCGGCACCCGAGTACGCCTCGAAAGGCGTCGGGCCGAACTCTTTCAGCCCCAGCTCAGTGCGGCGCACCCTGGTCAGCTGGCCGCCGCGGGGGCGGTGCCGGTCACCGGGGCGCAGCTGCGGGTCGGACCGGACGATGCGGCCGGTGAACGACTGCGCGGTAATCGACCCGTTGCGGATGTTCTCCAGCACCTCGTCGGCGAACGGCGTGTCGGAGTACCGGGCGAGGGTCAGCAGCCCGCGTGCTTCGGGGCGGATGTCGACCGGCGTCGCGATCGGCATGCTGCCGCGCTCCGACGGGGTGCCGTGGATCGTCATCCCGTGGTTGTACATGACCTTGACCTTGCCGAACCCGGCGCGGGACCGGCCGATGTCGGCGAGCACCTTGTTGAACGCCGCCGGGTCGATCTCCTCGAGGTAGTGGCCTTCGAAGTCGCTGATCTCGGCCGGGGCGTTGAACGCCGTCGCGTACGCCTCGACGAGGCGGCCGGTGCTGTCGCCCTGCGCCGCGCGGACGATGTGGATGTCTTCCAGCTCGTAGGTGCGGAAGTACACCGGCTCCGCGCGGGACGCGCTGGCCTTGCTGTCGTCTGCCACATCGGCTCCCAGCTTGTCCATCGCGGCCCTGATCTTCGCCTTGACCGCCGACAGGGTGACGCCGTTCAGCGGGTACTGGGCGGCGTTCTTCGGCATGTTGATGTACGACCAGGCGGCGCGGACGTGGGCCTCGGTGTCGAGCGGGTACTTGCCGTTCTTCGGGTCGGCGTACGTCACGTCCCCGTACGGCTTCGCCGCCTTCGTGTCTGCCACTTACGGCCTCCTCAGCCGGTTACGTGCTCTTTCAGCCATGCCCGCTGGCTTCCGGGGGCGGCCCGATATCACGGCCGCCGAACGCGGCCACGTCCCTGCGCAGCTGGTCAGCTGCCGCCATCACCGGCTCCGGGAGATCGCCGCACTCGGCCAGCGCCCGGATCAGTGCCGCGACAGAGCCGATGAACTGCCTCATCTGCGGCAGGTCGGCCGCGCGGATTTCCACCGGCACGGTCGTGCTAGGCATGATCGGCTCCGTTCAGCGCCCGCCGCGCGGACGCGGGCCGCGGCGTCGGCCTCGTGCTGTTTCCGCCGTCGCCCGGCGACGTGGACCCCACCGGCAGGCGGGGCAGCGTCGGCGGTAGCGGGTCAGCGGTCGCGCCCGGCTGCCCCGGCTGCGGCAGCAGGTGCTGCACCGGCAGGTTCGGGGGCACCGGCGGCGTAGCGGCTTCCTCCAGCTGCGACATGTCGCCCGCCTCCACCGCCGCGACGGCCGACATCCGGTCGTAGCCGGCCTGCTGCATCGCCAGCAGCGCCTGCGCCCGGATCAGCGTCACCTGCGCCCGGACCTGCTCGCCGTCCTGCAAGGCGGCGATGTCGCCGGTGTCCACCCACAGCCGCGCCCCCGCCGGGACGTCCGGCACCAGCGGCTCCAGCGCCGCGCACAGTGACCGCCACAGCGGCCGCAGCGTCAGGTCCGCGAACCGGCGGATCACCTGCTCATACGACTTGCCGGCGCCCTTGACCGGCTCCATGCCGATCAGCAGCCCCGGCACCCCCGACGGGGCGAGAATCCGCTGCACCCCGTCCACTGACACGTTGGAGAAGTCCATCTCCGTCAGGCTGTTCCCGGCCAGCGTCAGGTCGGCGCCCTGGTCCAGCACCAGCGTCTTCCCGGCGTTGTCCGGGCCGCCGTACCGGGCGCTCATCCGGTCCCGGATCGAGTCGACCGTCGCGGGCTGCAGCTTCTGCGCGTACTTGATGACCACGTTCGGGGTGGCGTTGTTCTGCAGGTAGCGGATCTTGTACCGGGTCATCGCGTCGTCGCCCTGGATGTCCCGCATCACCGGCGTCAGCCAGCTCATGCCCCGGAAATCCGCCTGCGGGTCCGGGATCGGCGCCCAGTGCGCCACCTCGTCCGCCGGGTAGAACTGGCCGCCGCCCTGGCCGAGAACGGCTTTCGGCGGCTCCGTCCAGTAGCCGACCTTCCGCCGGTACTGGCCGCCGCCCGGCAGCCGCACCAGCTCGGAGATGATCGTCGTCCAGTCGGGCCGCAGCCGCACCAGGAGATCCTCATCCGGCACGTTCCAGATGTAGGCGTTCCCCGCGATCGACCCGTCCTGCTCGCAGCGGGCGATCAGGTCACCCGACGTCGTGGACGGCCCGAACGGGTGCTCCAGCACCCTCAGCGACGTGTTCCCGTACAGGTGCCGGTCATCGAGGGCCTGGAACTGGAACTGCGCCTCGGCCAGCATCATCATCCGCACCAGGATCGCGGAGAACACCGGCGAATCCGACCCGTTCGCCTGCTGCGCCCACCCCGCCAGCTGCGGCAGCACCGCCTCACGGTCCGGGGAGCCGTACGTGGATGTCAGCACCGCAGCGCCCGACGCCATGCCCTCCCAGAAACCCGCGTCCCGGCGGATCAGCCGGTCAAGGAGCCTCACTGCATGACCACCCTGGCGTCCGCCCACTTCACGCAATAGGCATACCGGCCAACCGTCAGCGCGAGGCCGATCAGCGCGGCACCGTAACGGTTCGGCGTGAGCCTCAGCCCCCGCTCCGCCACGACATACCTGTAGATCTGCGGCCGGTGGGACGCGGCGCGGAAACTGCAAGGCGGTTCGGTCATGACGCGCGGGCCCTCTCCAGCACCTGCGACAGTGTCGGAACCTCATGCACAGACGGCCGTGAAGGCCCCTCAGCGTCACGCAGGAGCGCGTAAACGCCGACCGCCACCGAATCCACGATGATCGCCAGCCCGAGCGCCCACAGCCCGATCAGCGCCGCGCCGCCCAGCACACCGGCGAGCGACAGCAGCAGCAGGACCACGGACAGGCGCATTGTCGGCTCCCTGAATACGGACATTTTCGCGTTAGCGCTGGCAGTGGCAAAACGGTGTGGCGTCAGGCCTGTAAATTTACGGGCCTCATGCCACACGCAAACCGGGTCAGATCGCCCAAACGCCCGGCGTCGCCAGTTCCTCCCAGCGCAGGAACGCCCAGCAGGCCAGCGTCGCAGCCACCAGCGGCGACTGATCCACCTGCACGCGCCTCTCCCAGGCTTGCGCACCCGCCAGGGCACGCTGCTGAGCCGCCCGCACAGCGGCCGTCAGCGGCGGCTGGTCCAGGTGCGCCAGGCGGCCGTCGTTCACCAGGTCGAGGAACTCGCCGTGCGCCACCACCACGTCAGCCGTCGCCGGTTCCGTCACGAACACCCCGGCCTCCGCCAGCGGGCGCAGCAGCGTCCCCGCCTGCGACCGAGGGTCCACCACCGTCGCCACCGGGTCGTGCTTCGCGGCCATCTCCGCCAGCTTCGCCACAGCGCCGCGCGGATGGTCATACCAGGCGAGATCCACCACGACGCGGGGGCCGTCCTTCTCGCGGCCGGCAGCCACGATCGCGGCGTGTTTGCGGTCCTCTGAAATTTCGACAGCGAACGCGATTTCGCCGCTCACAGCTTCACCTGCGGGGCGGCGCACGCCTGCCAGGCGTCAGCCGAGATCGTCTCCCACTCGCCCGCATCGCCCACCGGATAGTCACCCACCGACAGCCGCTCACGCGCGAACGCGTCCGGGCCCAGCGCCGCCATCTCCCGCTCGATGTACTCCGGCGCGATCCTGATCCCCAGCCCCGGATTCGCCTGCGCCCAGCACCGCCGGTCCGCCGGATCGTATGAATCCTCATCCGCCGACCACTCCATGAACGCCAGCGACCCGTCACCCCCCGCAACGCCCCGCGCCCGCACCCGGCCCAGCTGGATACTGTCCTGGCCGCCCGCCGTCGACGCGTACCACACCTGCGGATCCGGCCTGGCGCTCAGCGTCGGCAGCAGGGCCGCCATCTCCTGATCGCCCAGCTTGTACGCCTCATCCAGGATCACCAGATCCGACGTGAAACCCCGGCCCGAGCCCGACGAGCGGGCCACGAACCGCAGCCGCTTCCCGTCCTTCAGCTCAACCGCCTCAGCGCCCGCCGCCGTCCTGATCCGCGACACCTGGCTGTCGAAATCCGGGTTGTCCTCAATCAGCGCCCGCACCCGCAGGAACGCCTCCGCCGCCGTCTTGAACTCATGCGCCGAATGCAGGATCAGCCGCACGTCCGGGAACAGGAACAGCGCCGCCAGCTCCAGCGCCTCCAGCACGGTTCCCTTGCCGTTCTGCCGCGCCACGATCAAAGCCACCTCGAACGCCGCCCACTTGGAACCGCGCCGGCGCAGGCCAGCCTCCAGCACCAGCCGCTGCCACGGGTCCAGGTCCAGCCCCGCCACCTCAGCCAGCGCCGCCGCGTTACGCCCCGACTCGCCCGAATCGAACGGCGGCAGCGCGCACACGCGCGGCTCCTGGTCACCCAGCAGCGGCACGCCGCGCGGCGAGCTCATCACTGCGCAGGTCGTCAATCCTCGTCCTCTTCGGCCTCGTATGCGCGGCAGCGGTGCGCAAGTCGGCCAGCAGCAGGCGCAGCTGGGCTGCGGCGGCCGCCGCGGCTACCGCGCCGCGCGAAGTGTCGATCTGGCGGGCCAGCGCCACCGCGAGGGCCGCGGAGGCGTCCTCCTGGACGCTGACCGCCAGTTTGCGCATCTCAGAGCGGACTGCGCGCTCAACCGGGCCGGAACGCGGGGTGGTCACGGATGGTCACCTTCCCGCCCTCCGTTACGCTGCGTGAAGGCCAATTTTTGAGGTGTAAAAAAGTGCCAAGGCTGCGGAGTCGACTGACCTGTCACGATTTCATAACGCGATTCGTTTTCGCAGGTCAGAGACTTGCGGGGTGGTAGATCAGTGGATGGCAGTCAGTTCCCAGAGGGTGGTCAGCGGGTGGTCAGGTCGCGGTCACTGACGACCGTGGTCACTGCGCGTGACTGCTGCGCTGTTTGCAATGGCAACTGCGCCAGGTGCAACCGTCGTGTGCGCTTGACCGTCGCCACTGGCGTGCTGCTCGCCGCCGTCTGGTGCTGCGGGCAGCGCGTGCTGTTCCGGCTCTGGCGTCCACTCGCCGAAGAGTTCCTGCATGGCCTGCACCCAGTCCGGTGCCGCGATCAGCACGTAGCCGTCCTTGCGGCCTGCAGCCGGACGGGTGTCGATGATCGCCGTCAGCGCCAGTGACGGCGTGAAGTTCGCCAGCATGTCCGCGATGTCGCGGAAGTCGTACCGCCGCGCCTCGAAGTCCAGTTGCGCGCGTGACAGCCGGTCGCTGGCCATCAGCAGAACGCCGGGGCCGTCCCATTCCAGGCCGACCATCACCCAGGCCGGACGGGCGCTGTTCAGTACACGGGCGCGTCCCGTGGTGATCCGCATGCTGGCCAGTCTAAGCCGCTCACCACTGCCGCGACGCCTGCCACTGCCGCACGGCGCCGCGCATCAGGTTGCCGCGGGTGGCACCTTCGCCGCGGTTGTGCCTGCGGCACGCCAGTCCCGGCAGGTAGCCGCTGCGGTCGGCGTTGTGCGGCAGGTCAAGGAATCTGCGCGCCACGGTGAGCGGCCACCACCACATCTGCTCGCCGCCGTGAGCGCACCTGTCGCCGGGACGGTAGCGCAGCAGCCGTCGCTCGCGCTCGGCCTGGTGACGGTGGTCGTAGCCGCGCTGCGCTGTGGTGCCGCGCCGTGCGTACCGCTGCCAGTTGCGCGTGCGCGCCACGAGCACGACGGCGAGCAGGATCAGCCAGCGCGGCATGGTTTACGCAGCTGGCGGTGCGGCTACCGCGTCCAGGTCGGTCTTGGCCTGCGCCAGGGCGGCCATAGTGGCTGCCGATACTGATGCGGTGCCGGCGGCGATCTCGGCCTGCAGGCTGGCGATCAGCGCGGCCGAGGACGCCATCGACGCCTTGAGCGCGGTCACGTCCGCCTCGATGTCAGCGGCGGTCGCGGCGATGGCAGCGTCTTCGCTCATGATTTTCCCCAGTGTCGCAGTGATGGTTTTCACGGATGCCGCGAGTCCGTTGAGTACCGCGCGGTCGGCACTGGTGAACCCGTACGGCCAGAAGCTCACTATGCGGCGCGGCCGCGGAACAGGCCGACGAGGTAGGCCAGCGCGATGATGCCGACCAGGATGATCAGGATCCACGCCTGCAGGGTCGTCATGATGCCTCCGTGGGCTGGTACGCAGAAGACCTCAGCCCGTTTCAGGGCATGAGGTCTCGCGCCCATTATGCACGGTTATTGGCGAGAAAGGGAACGAGCGCCGCATGAAGCTTGAGCAGTTCCCCGGCGTCGTAGACGGGCCATGGCCGCCCGCGCTTGCCGGTGTGCCGGTTCCCGGCGGGTTTCCAGCCGAGCGCGGTGACGATGGCGCGGAGCTGGTCGGCGGTGACGGGCGGGTCGAGGATGGCGGCCGCTTCGCTCAGCGTCAGCGCGACCGTTTCCATGGTGTACATGGTGCCGTATGCGGGTCATGGTGCGGGAATCGTCAGCAAAGTACATCTTGGACGGGCTTTATCGCGAGTCGCTTACGGGTTGCCATGAGGACGGGTTCAAGGTTGTCAGCGATCTTCCGCAGAAGGTCAGGGTCATCGTTAACGTGGCCGATCAGCGTGTTGCAGCGCCGACAAGCTAGCCCGCGTCGACAATACGGGCAAGTGCGTCCAGTGGGACAGCAGGAATGGTCGTGGTCGATGTGGACCTCCCACGCCTTATCAAGATCGAGCGGGTCGGTGCATAGGTAGCATCTGCCGTCCTGCCGTTCCCACGTCACTGCCCAGTATTCATGGATCGCCGGTCCGTGCTTCCGAATCTCTATCGCGAAACGGGCCTTCGCTGTCCGGCGGTACCTCTGCGTGCTCGCTCGCGCCCTCTCCGGGTTTGCTTCACGCCACCTGCGCTCGATCTCGCGCCTCTGTTCGCGATTGGCCTTCTGATATCGCCGCGAAGTCTCCTTGGCTTGCTCCGTGTTTGCGGCGTACCACTGACGTGATTGTTCGCGGATTCGATCGCGGTTTGCCTGGTAGTAGCGACGCCTGTACTCGCGTTTCCCCTCAGGGCTCATGGTGCCACCAATCCGTCCGCCCAGCGGATCAGCGGGTCGCCGGTGAGCTGTGACACGTCGAGCTGCCCGACGGGGGGCCGTCCGTCGCCGTCGGTGCAGGCGCCGCCGCCGCGCAGGCATGCGACGCGCCCCAGCCGCGCCTGTATCCGCAGCATCGCGAACCCGCAGTACGGGCACTTTGCGGGCACCCGCCGCCACGGTTCAGCCTCGTCCACGGCGGGCAGCTGCTGGATCGCCCGCGTCCACCGCTGCAGGCACCTGTACGCCGTGTAGGCGTCCGCTTCGGGATGCCGGCCGAGGTTCTCGATCGCTTTCAGCGCCGCGGCCGTGTTGGCGTCGGAGCCGCCGCGCCTGCGCCCGGGGCGGCCGGTGACGTCGCGGCGCAGTGACGCCTCGAGGCGGCGGACGCCTTCAGCGGCGTCGGTGACGGCGTTCGCGGCGGCGGTGTTCCACGGCGGCCGGCTGCCGGGCTGGCCGCTGCCGGTGCTGCCGTCGGTGTCGGGATGGCGGGTGAGGACGGTCGCGGCGGGCAGCCAGCGGGCCAGGTCAGCGCAGGACGCGGCGAGGCTGTCAGCGGTCACAGTTCCTCAAGGTCGCTTAGGTCGCAGTCTGCCGCATGCTCGTCACACAGGTACATCATGCGCGGCGTCCAGTCCCATACGGCCTGCTTGTCACAGCCGGGCCTTTCGCATTTCTTGACGCCGACAAAGGTTCTGGCCATCAGGATTCTCCCGTCTCGGTGGCCGTGCCGCCCGCCGCGTCAGCGTCGTCCGCGTCGGCCTTGGCCTTGGCGCGTGCCTTGGCGCGGGGCTTCGCGGGCCCGGTGACCGCCGTCGCCTCGATCGCGGGCACGGCCACGTCCCGGCGCGTCTCGGCGAGCATGCACGCCAGGCACAGGCCGCCGTCCGGCCCGGCCTCGTAGCACGGTTCTGCGGGCTGGCACTGCCACGTCTTCCGGCAGTCGCGGCACCTGACGTCCTGGCCTTCCAGGTCCAGGGCGGCGCGGATGCCGAGCATCCGTTCCAGTTCGGGCGCGCCGGGCCTGGCGGCGAGGATGACGGCTGCGCGGCGGAACACGGTTTCCGTGCCGCTGCCGCCGCCGTCCACCCGCTGCGCGAGGTACTGGCGGGCCCGGTAGACCTGGGCGTTCTTGTGCCTGCCCCACCTGGTGTCCCGGTAGGGGCGCCAGCCGGGGGCGGCGGCGAGCCAGTCGTTCGGCCCGTCGATGGTGATGACCGGGGCGGGCTCGGCGTTGACGGTCGTGTCCATGTCAGCCGTCCCTGTCCGGGATGGCGGCCTGGAGGTCGCCGAGGGCATCCGGTCCGGCCAGGACTGCCGCAGCGTTGGCTGTCTGCCACGCCTTGAGGCCAGCCCGGTCGCGGTACTCGTCGGCTTCGTCCTCGGTGATGGTGCCGGACGCCTCGGCCCGGTCGGTCAGCGTGGACAGCATGACGCGCAGCTGGTCGCACTCGTTGCGTGCCGCGCGGCTTTCCCGCTCAAGCTGGTCGCGCTGCGCCAGCATGTTGTCCAGGGCGACGTGAGCCTCCTTGTGCAGGGCGCGCAGCTCGCCCACCTCGCTGACCAGTTCCGCCATCCGCTCGCGCGCACTGTCGGCGCCTGCGGCTGCGGCGGCTTCCCAGGCTTCGCGTCCGCCCTCCATGCCGATCGGCGGCCAGTCGGGCACGGTGCCGCCGAATGCGGTGTAGAACGCCTCGTAGGCAAGCTGCCCGTCTGTTTTCCCGCTCATCAGATCCTCCAGACCAGGACGGTGAACAGCCACGCCGCCGAGGCGGGAAGCCTGCCGTCGGGGGACTGGACGCCGTGGCTGTTGGTGCCGTAGCTGCTGCCGGCGCCCAGGTTCATTGAATTGCCGTCGGCGAAGTTCATCTTTTCCTCCACAACTCGTTTTCGTGCCGGATGAATTCTTGCTTCTGGTGCGGCGTTATCTGCCATTCGAGGAATCGCATTCGCAGGCTGTCTATCCGGGCCATGCTCCCTCGTGCTGCCTGCTTTTCTCAGCCAGGGGCAGGTTTCGGATTCGGCCCAGTGGCCGTGCCCGCCGCAGCGGAAGCAGGCGAGGGCGGTGTCCGTCACGGGTCCGGGCTCCTGCCGATCGCCTTCATCGCGTTGGCGAGCTGCACGGGCGCGCTGGCCTCGCGCGGCGGCAGCGCCGGCTTATGCGGCTGCTGCGGCCCGGCAAGGTAGTCAACGGCGCGCGGATGGCAGGTGTGGCAGCACCACGACACCTGGCAGCCCCGGCAGTCGCCTCCGCGGCAGGCGGCGGACTGCGGCTTTTCCGCGCATCGCCGGTCGGCGATCTCGCGGATGATCTCGGCTGGCGCGACGAACGGCTGCCTTGCAGCGACGGCGCGGGCGGCTTCGCGGCATTCGGCGTATTCGAGGTGGCCGAGAATGTCGTGCCACGCGTCCGGCGTCAGGTCATTCACCTGCTGCTGAGGGCAGGCTCCGATGACGTAGGCGAGCAGCAGCCCGGTTTCCCGCTTATTCATTCCCGGCCCTCTCTATGAATCCGGCGATGATGCCTATCTTGCGGTCGCCGCCGTTCTGTCCCGGCTTCCGCTTTGCCTGCTGCCTTAGCTGGTCGTATTTCTCGCGCAATTTCGGCATCGAGAGGATGTTGGCCCGCCAGAATTCGCTGTCCTGGCTCCAGTCGATCGCGGCGTGCACTTGCTGCTCGGTCATGCCGTCTTTGTCGAGCAGCAGCCGCGCGGCGTCGCGCCATTTCGCGGTTACCGACGGGCGGCGTGAGCCGTTGGCGGTGATGCGGTCGGCGAGATGCTCGCAGAGGCGGTCGACGTCGGCGCGTGGCGGCTTTGCCGGCACGTCTTTAACCTCAGCCCGTTTACTACCTGTACTACTTACATACATGTCGGAGATTTGAGGTCCGGCAGAATCTGCCGGGGTGCCGCTGACCTGCGGTTCTCTCGGGTGGTCCGGCAGATTTTGCCGGGGTGCAGATTCTGCCGGGGTGCAGATTCTGCCGGGGTGGTCCGGCAGAATCTGCCGGGGTGCGTAGCGGCTGAGACCGCCCCGGTGCGGCTCCACGGACAGCTCCCCGAGCGCCTCAAGCTCCTTCACGGCCATGCGGACGGCGCGGTCGGAAAGACGGCATTTCCGTGTCAGGGCGGCGATGCTCATTTCCGTGAATTCACCCTCTCCGCATTCATCCGCAATAGCGAGCATGACGATCAGCGAGCCATTCGACGCGCGGGAATTCGCCCACGCCCACCGGACTGCGCCTGCCGTCATCCACGTGTCCTTGTCTCCCTAGTCGTCCGTCGTGCCGTGCTCGCGCGGCAGCGCTGGCCTACCCATCTCCCGCCGCCTCGGCCTGGCGCTCGGCCTCGGCGTACGCCTTCATGAACCGGTCGCGCCGCTCGGGGGTGTCGAGGATCACGGGCGAGCCGCTGATGCCGATGAGCACCGCGTGCCTGATCACCCCGACCTTGATCCAGTCGCCCGCCGGGTCCGTGATGACGTCGATGATCCTGGCGTCGTCGATCGCCTCGAGCAGCTCTGCTGGGTCACTCGCCATGGCGCACCTCGCCGGTGTCCAGCAGCCGCCGCAGCGCCTTCGCATCGCCCAGTCCTTTCAGCTGGTCGATCGCCCGCTTCGCCTCGGCCTGGGTCAGCTCAGCGGGCGCGGCGATGGGCGTCTCCAGTCCCGCGAGCTTCGCGAGGTCGGCGAGCCACTGATCCCAGTCCTCGGCGCTGTCGTCGCAGAGACGCTGGCGGTGCCCGTCGAGCAGCTTCACCTGCCCGCTGGTGATCTTCGCTGCGGGACGTGGGGCCTCGCCCGCGGGTTCCGGTGTCGGCACGGATCGGGCAGCATCGGGGGTCGGCTGCCCGCCCGCGGGCGAGGCGTCTGGGGTGTCGTCGATGAGCTCGGCATCGACGATCCCTGCCGCTGCGGCAGGCGCGGCAGGGACAGGGGCCGTGCTGTTGACCTGCTGGCTGATCTCGGCCGCCGCCCGGAGCTGCTCGCGCCGGTATTCGGCCGACGTCGGCACGAAATGCTCAAGCCGGTGGATGACGGTCTTCAGCGCCATCCGGTCATACCAGGTCTTCCACGCCGGGTTCTTCGCGCCGTTGCCGGAGTCGCGCACCTTGTCGATCTCGGCCTTGGAGTAGACGACGACCTTGGAGGTTGCGCCGTCCTTCATCACGGCGTAGGCGTAGGCGCCGATCAGCTCGCCGCGGTCGCCGAACCAGTCGGGCGCGTGCTCGGGGCGGTCCATGTCCGTCGTGTAGCGGAAGTCGTCGTTGCGGTAGACGATCTCGGCCTTGACCGATGAGACGGCCCCGGCTCGGTAGATCAGCTCGATCTCGCCGGTGTAGTCGATGATGCCGGTGATCTCATTCCCGAACGGCACCAGGTGGTAGGTGTCGCCGGGTACCAGGCCGAGGCGGGCGCATTCGGACAGGGATGCCATGAACGAGGCCGGGTTCCGCTGCGCCGCGGCGGCGAGCGCCGGGTTCTTCCGCAGGTTGGCGATGGCCAGGGCGACGAACGCGTTGGCGTCGATGTGGGAGGGGACGACAGTGCGGAACCAGTCGCGGGACTGGCGCACCATCTCGGCGGGGCCGCTGTCGCGCTGGGCGACGGCGCTGCTGACGGTCTGGGCGGTCATGACTGCTTCTCCTTGGGGTATACGGGCACGAGCTTGTCGACGGTCGTTGCCTTCCGGACGTACTCGCGCTGCTCGAAGACGTCGCGGCGGGCGATGACCTCGCCGCCGGACCATGCGCGGCGCGCGGAGCCCATCTGCTGGCGCAGCTGCGCTTCGTAGAGCCTCTTGCGCTGTTCCCAGTGCTTGTGGTTGCGGGCGGCGGCGCGGTACCGCCGGGCTACCTGCGAGCCGACGAAGACGTCTTCGTCGGTGACTGACGGGTGGAGGGCCTTCAGCGCGCCGATGGTGGCGGGACGCCAGTCGACGTCGGGTGCGTCCTGGCGCTCGATCCGATCGAGGAACTCCAGCGCGGCTACGCGCATCATGAGGATGTCGGCGCACAGGTCGCAGATGCCGCCCGTGGCGTCGATCGTGTGCGTGACGTCGTAGCCAAGCGGGACGTACGGGTCATGCTCGATGACGTACTCGCGCACTTCCCACCGGGGAACGTCCAGGCAGGCGACCCAGACAGCGGCGACGCCCATGACGTCCATCTGCCACAGCACCTGGGCGCGGTAGTGGACGGGTATCTCGCCGGTGCCCGGCTCGCCCCACTCGCTCATGTCGGAGGCTGTCTTGGTCTCCAGCAGGCCGGCCGACCCGAGGGTGAGGAACGGCTCTTCTATGCCGGGCGGCGTCTGATCGGTGAACAGCA